CAAGGCATATTGGGCTTCTGGTTCAAGAAACGGTGTACCAGCTGGTGTTTCTACTGGCGATTCTGTTACCTCTGCTTCTTACCAAGCTGTCATCGACGCCGGCCTCGCTAAGTTTACTACCCCTCTATACGGAGGCTTCGACGGATTTAATATCACAGAGAAGGATCCATTTAGAGACGGTTTCCTAACACAGGCAACGTCTCAGAATTCTCTCAACAACTATGCTTTCAACACAATTGAGAAGGCGATCAACACAGTATCTGACCCAGAGTTTGTTGAAATGAATATGCTTTCTGTTCCCGGTGTTGTTAACGAGCAGCTAACCGAGAGAGTTATAAACACATGTGAGGATAGGGCAGATGCTCTAGCTGTTATTGATCTAAGAGGTGTTTATCAGCCTGCAACTGAGAACTACAATAGCTTCAAGGATCGTGTCAACGCTACTTCACTCGACGGTGTTGTTACTGCTTTGAGAGACCGCTCCATCAACTCAAGCTATGCTTGTACTTACTACCCTTGGGTTCAGATTAGAGATACGATTTCTGGACAGTTCCTTTGGGCTCCGCCATCTGTCGCCGCAATCGGAACCTTTGCGTCTTCCGAGAGAGCATCAGAGGTTTGGTTCGCTCCTGCTGGCTTTAACAGAGGTGGCCTCACGGGTGGCTCTGCTGGTGTTCCAGTTGTGGCTGTTACAGAGAAGCTAACTTCTTCAGAGCGCGACAAGCTGTATGAGGCGAATATCAACCCAATCGCATCATTCCCATCAGAGGGTATTGTAATCTTCGGTCAGAAGACTCTACAGGTTACTCCAAGTGCTCTTGACAGAATTAATGTTCGTAGACTAATGATCTTCATTAAGAAGGAGATCTCAAGAATTGCATCTGGCATTCTTTTCGACCAGAATGTTCCAGCTACTTGGCAGAGATTTACTGGTCAGGTTGAGCCGCTTCTTAACAGTGTTAAGGCAAGACTTGGCCTTACGGAGTTCCGAGTTGTGCTAGACGACACAACAACAACTCCAGATCTTGTAGATAGAAACATTCTCTATGCCAAGATTTTCCTCAAGCCTGCAAGAGCTATTGAATTCATCGCGATTGATTTCAATATCACAAGAACAGGCGCTTCATTCGATGATTAAAAAAAGAGGCAATTAATTTTGCCTCTACTATTTAAATATAAAGGGAGAGAATAAAACATGGGTTTCTGGACAGACGCTACTTTACAAGATCCAAAAAGAGCATATAGGTTCTTAATTACATTAGGAACCATGGAAAACGGAGCGCAGTGGTACGCCAAGAGCGTTACCAAGCCATCATTTACGATTGGCACCACAGAGCATAAGTTTTTGAACCATACGTTCTACTACCCAACTCGCACTATTTGGGAAGAGATCAGTTTGTCCCTTGTTGACCCAGTTTCGCCAGATGCTGCCAACTCAACATTGGCAATTGTAAAGGCGTCTGGTTATGATCCATCACTCCTTACTGCAGCTTCTTACGGAACCACAACCTCCAAGGCAGCGGCTATCGCTGCTCTTGGCGGCCTTAAGATTCAGCAGGTAGACTCTCTAAACCAACCGATTGAGACTTGGACACTTTGGAATGCTTTCCTTACAGGTGCCAAGTTTAAAGAGCTTGCTTATGAGAGTGATGATATGTCAACTATTGATTTGACTGTAAGATACGATTGGGCTTATCTAGAGACGGCAGTTTCTAGTATGGTTGGACCAATTACTAATGAAATTGTTGGTACCAATGCCACCCTTGATCAGAATGCCTACTTTAAGCCCGGAAGCTAAAATTTAACATAGAGGTGTAAATGTCTAGAAATAATGGAGCACGACTTGGTGCTCCCGTGCAGAATTTGGGAATGCCAATGCAAGAGGCACCACCAAATCCTTCGTTGGCTTTTGCTACGCCAACAACATTTGTCGAACTTCCTTCTAGAGGTCTTTCATATCCGGTTGATCATCCATTACATGGTGTTGATCAGATTGAGATTCGTTTCATGACAGCGAAGGAGGAGGATATTCTAACTTCAGAAGCACTACTTAAGAAAGGTATTGCTGTTGATAGAATGATCCAAAGTGTAATTCTTGATCAAAGAGTCAAGGTCGATGATCTTCTTATTGGCGATAAGAACGCAATTCTTATTGCTGCGCGTGTCAGCGGCTATGGCAAGGATTATGAAGTTAATGTTGCCTGTACTACTTGTGGTGCAAGAACTGAATATAGCTTTGATCTTGAACAAGGCACTTCATACGACGGTCAAGATTTCGAAGAGTATGAAGTTGAAAGAACCGATAGAGGAACTTTTATTATTACTACACCAACACTAAAAGCACAGGTAGAAATGCGTTTAATGGTTGGTTCGGATGAGAGATACCTTACACAGTTGGGTATGAATAGAAAGGCTAAGAACCTACCTTCTACTGCAACAACAGACCAACTCCGACGACTCATTGTTTCTGTCAATGGGAACAACGATACGGCTTATAGAGAGTCTTTCATTACAAATGCTCCAGCTATGGATACACGTTACCTTAGAAAAGCTTTCCGTCAGATCACTCCTAACGTTGACTTGACACAGGACTTTACTTGTTCTTCATGCGGTATTACGAACCGAATGGAGGTGCCCATGACAGCCAAATTTTTTTGGTCTAAGTGATAAATATATTGAGAGTGTTTACGAACAGTTTTTCTTAATGAAGTATCACGGTGGTTGGAGCTTCTATGAGGCTTACAATTTACCAGTTCAGATTCGCTACTGGTTTTTAAGCAGGCTTGAGAAACAGTTGAAAGATGAACAAAAACAAATAGAGGACGCAAGAGGTAAGAGATCTGGTGGTCCTCCCTCAAGATAGGCCAAGCGCGAAAGCTTTGGCCTTTCTTTTTTGTTGGACTATTTATTAAAGAAACTGCATCTGGAGAATTTTTTATGATTAATGAAGACGGTTCAGACAAAATTGTTGTTGATTTAGAAAAATTGAGAGAAAATCAATTAAATGAATCATTTCTTGCTTCATTTGGGAACATTATAAAACTTATTCTCAATAGGATGTTTAATCAGGGTAAAGGATCTTATGGTCCTTATATATCCGTAAGAGGAAGAAAGTCAGATATAAATTCTTTTATTAGAACTTTGGGGAATGAAAAGAAGTATATCGACGCAATAAAGAGGTATGGCCTTGACGATCCTCGTGTTGTATCCAACAAGGCCAAGCTAAAAGCAGCTGTTAAATCTTTTGAGAGAACAACCGGCATAAAGTGGCCGTTTAAGTAGGAGACTTTAAATGGCCGATAATAGAACACCAGCAGATAAAATACAAGCAAATCTTGATGCGGAATTGTCAGCAATAGAGTCTCTTAAAGCGGAGCTTGAGCAACTTAGAAATCTAAGACAAGATGTTACCGAGCAAACGTTAGAACTTAATGAAGCGGAAGTTAATGCAATCAAGTTAAAGTTAGACCTTGCCAAGGTTACTGGCGCAACTAACGAAAGATTGGCAGAGTTAAGAGCTGAATTGAGAGAAGCTGCTCAAAATGCAAATGCGTTTCGCGATTCGGTAGACGCTGCTAGGGAAGCAAAAGAAAGACTTGGTGGCGCTTCTCGCTCTCTTGCAGAAGATCTAGCGGGCATGATTCCAATAATCGGCGGTAATGTCGATTATATGGATACAATGGGCGGCAAACTGGCACAAGCAAGTGTCAATGCTGGTTCTCTAGGTTGTGGAATAAGCGCACTCGCAGGAGACTTCAGTGCCCTAATGAACACCACTCAAGTTTCTACCAACATAATGGCAGCCAGCACCGAGGCGCTGTTTGCTTACGCGGCTGCCACCGTCAGTTTGGCAGTTAGTGTCCAAGAGACAATGGCAGAGTTCAATAAAGCAACCGGAATGCTTGGCTCGTACAACGAACAAATAGGCGAAGCTGTTAGAGCAACTGTATCAGCAGGCTCATCATTCCAACAGACAGCGGAAGCATTTCAATCATTTATTGAGACAACTTCAAGATTTACTGACATGAATGTCTATACGCAGCAATCTTTAGCCCAAACTTCAATTGTTCTTGATAAGCTAGGGGTTGACGCTTCAACTTCTGCAGAAAATGTGCAGATAATGACAACTTCTCTTAATATGACAGGCCTAGAAGCAGAAGAGACTTCTAGAAGATTGCTCTCTGCTGCCCAACAAATTGGTGTTGCTCCAGCTAAGATGGCATCTGAT